GGCATGGCATCTATTAATTTTATTTTTTCATCATCAAACATATTGGTTGTTATTTTTATCCATTTAACTTCTGCCATTGTATCAGCCCTTTCTTTTGTTTTATCTATAAATAAAGTAAGACATTACTACAAAACTCCCAAACATTATTGCTGTTGCTATAAGTAAAATTACATTAGCCCAAAACTTAAATCTATATTCTTTTAAAATGGATTTTTTAGCTACATTTAAAGCCTTTTTATCCTCTCCTATATTTCTTTCTAGCATTAAATCTATGTGATATAAAACTTCTCTTCTTTTCATTTTGCTATCCCCCAATGTATATTTTTTCTATTCTGTCATATACTAAATATTGAAATAGTGTGTTTGCACGTTGTATAATGGGGACAAGAGCTTTGCAGTGCTCTTATCCAGTTTTATAGAAACATTTAAATGAATGGGTGCTTTGCAGAGCACCTATTTGCTTTCATCTTCCATAGTTTTAAATACAATTTCATCAGCGTTTTTATCATATTCTACTTTACTTATAAAGTGTTCTGGATTCTCCCAATCATATATTACATATCCATTACTGTGCAGAACTTCTATCTGTGCATTTATGCTTTCTATTAAAGTTTTAAAAGAGTTATCCAAATCCTCACCTCCTTTCTAAAATGGAGCTACTACATCAAAATGTTCTACCTCATCTAAAAGTCTTTCTACTTCCTCTTTTATGTTTTCTATCCTACCTTCTTCTGCATATTTACGAATCCAGTTTAGTCTATAGATTAAAGCGTCTTTATTCTTCTTATCCATAATTAATTCTCCTGATCTTGTAGAAAAGGTGCTATATCTTCACTATCTTTATTGACTTTTATTATGTCCTCTTCGGTATCTATGCTATTAACATCTACTGCATCTACATCAACATAATTGAAATTACTTAACTTTTCTTCCTTAGCCTCTGCTTTGTAATCCAGATCCAATGCCTTAGCCATTTCTACACTTTTAGGTGCATACTTAAGAACATCTAACAACACTGTTTTCTTAGCCATGCTATCAAAATTTTTGAACCATACTGAATTCTTATTAACATTACCTTTGTAAGTGTAGTTCTTTGAAAATTCTCTTGCATGATGTTCTACCCTTTCCTTGGACCATACTACAAAGTCAAATCCACCATTTTTAAGTTTATATACCGCATAATAGTGGGTAACTTCATCACTAGGAATATCTGCAGGTTTATGAACTAAAGTTTTGTGCAATCCATATTCATATTCAAATTCATCACCTTTTCTAACTTCATGAGCATATATAGCTTCATATTCTCCAGTATTAAATGCCATCTTTAAAATGCCCTTGTATCCTACTTGGAAATTAACTTCTGTTATGCCTTGTTTGTTATTTTTATAAGGTATTACATAAGCTTCTCCCAAGACTGTATTAGGTTCTAATCCACATTGTGCACTTTGCATTAATGCACTTAAAAAGCTTGTAGTATCTGCTTCCCAAAACTGTGGATTTCCATTGAATAGACTTAACGCTATTCTAGAAAATCTTTCTGGTGTCATTGTTTTACCTACTGCCTTTTTTATCTCTGGTAGCATTTTCTCTAATGCACTTTGCATCTTTTTCTGTGGTGTTAGTTGAACATTTGGTGCTGTTTGTTTATTAACAACTAAACCTCCATTTACATTAGCCATTATTATTCCTCCTTATTTGCATTTAGTAATTCTCATATTTACATACTCTGTTTGACCATTTAATACTGCTGCATAAGTAACTGGATACTTTTCTTTAAATGTTTTAGTATCTAATTTATCTCTCTTCACCTCATATCTGCTTACTTTATAAAGTCCATCTGAACCCTTTTTACTATCTCCTAGATCTAAATATATAAGTTGTTTCAATTGTTCTTTTTCTTTTTCTAAGTCTTTAATCTGTGCAACTACTTCTTTGTATTTAGTTAGTTTATTTTCGCTTATGTTAGCCTCTAAATCATTATCCAATGCTTGTTGATATAATATGTCTTTTGTTTCACATTGAAGGCCTACAGGTATCGGTGGTGCTTTTTTAAGAATATTGTTATTCCAAAAGTTCTCTCCTATTTCAAACAAAGCTTTTATATCATCATCACATCTAGGAATCACTTTCCATTTAACCTCTTTCCCTAATAAATAAATTATTAAGAAGTACTTAAGGCCTGTAATCCCCATATACCATTGACATTGGCAATAATATTCGTCTGGAATTTCTTCTCCCTGCCACATCTTTTTTAAGAACTCACTTGCTGTTTTTATTTCAATACCTATCAATTCATCTGCAGGTATAAACTTGATTTCTCCTGTGTCTAAGTTTTCATAAAATCTATAGTCCTGTTCTAATTTAGCCAAGCCATCTATATTAGCACTAAAGTATTCATAATCTTTATGGATCATCATGTATGGATACTCATAAGATTTTAATTTAATTTCTGTAGCTAATTTAAAATCTTCTTGAATCCACTCTCTAATAAGTGGCTCCATTCTATTACCAAACTTAGTATGAATATTCCCTTTGAATTTTTCTGAAAGTCCTAACTTTTCATTGAATACAGTTAATGCACTTCCATACTTACTGAATCCTGCTATCTTTGCTATCTCACTACCGCCTATTGAATTACCTCTTTGACTTAACCATTGTGTTCTAGCTTCATCATCTTCCCTGCAATCAAATATAACTTTCACATTAGGAAATAAGTTTTTATCTTCTATAAAATCCACCATATGTTTTACCTCCTATCCTATTTTCTCTATCTCAAATTCATCTGCCATAGTACTAGTTACAAAGTATTGATACTCATCATTGGACATTTCTTCAAGTAGCTTTTTCTGTGCCTTAGGATTTAAACTTTCAAACTTATCTAGACAAATTACTTTAAGTTCTCCTGCCTGTGCTTTTGCAATCCTCATAGCAAGTTCTAGCTTCTCACCATCACTCAATCCATCAATTAAAGTATTATTAATTCTTATAAAACCTTCTGCATCTACACTTATCCCTTCTATAGGCATTTTTGCAGTTTTTAAAAGTTCTCCTGGAAGTTCTCTAGCTTTATCTATCTTTGCAGTTAGATCATTACTATATCTTTCTTTAGTGGCTAACTTGCTATCCCTAATGTCTACCATCTATCCCATTCCCTTAAATAACTTTGCATATCTGCTATTTCATCAGCTTGCTTCTGTAAAGGTTCAATATCTTTAACCTCATTATTCTTCAAGTATTCTGCAGCCTTACCAACCCTAATTTCTTCTTTTTCTATTTCAGCAGTTATTTTTTCATCTATTGCTTTTAATTCAGCCTTTTGTAAATCATCAATCCCTAATAGTTCCTGTTCTTTCGAAGAAATTTTATTTTCATTTATAGAAATCAATTCTTTTTGCTCTTCTATCTGTAAAACATTATCTTTTTTAACAAGCTCTATTGATTCATTTAAACTATTTTCTAATTCCTTAACATTTGAGCTATATAAATTAACTAATTCTCTTTTTCTATTTTCAAATTCTTCTTCAAGCTTTTTTAGCTCATTATTATAATTTTCAGCTACTTTATTTTCTTGAGCTACATTTTCATTAGTTAGTTCTTTTATTTTTAATTCTAATTCAAGATCTGAATTATTTATAAAATCCTTAGACTTATCTATCTTGGATTTAGAAAGTTCTATAATATCTTTTATATCTTGGCTTTGGTCCTTAAATTTAAGTTGTATTCTGGATTTTTCACTTTCCCCATTAGACTTTATAGCGTTAACTTTATCCTCAAAATTTGCCTGTAATGCTTTAGCTTCTTCTATCCAATGATTAATCTTTTGAGCTTCTGCTACTTTGTTGTAATATTCTTGAACCTTTTTTTCTCTCCAAACTTCTCCATCATATCCTGCAGGAAGTTCATCCAAAATTACTTTTATCTGAGTTTTAAGCTCTCTAATATCTCTATTGACTTCTTCCCTATCCTTGTAGTATTTTAGTTCTATAGCTTTGAGTATTTGGAGAATGTGTTGGTCATAGTCTATATTGCTAGGAAGTTCGTCAAACCAATTAACAATATTTTCTTTATTCCAACCTATCTCCAACATACTTAAAATAGATTTTGTTTGCTCTTTAATGTTCATATTTACCCAATCAAGTGGCCTAAATATATCTCCATTTATAAGACTTCTTAGAAACTTTTCTGTAGATGGTACTACACTTTCTTCTTTCCTAACTTTTAAATAATCAGCTTTTTCAGTTCTAAGTCTTCTATCAATACTCAATCCATCATCCAGTTCTATATAAATAGTTGCTTCCTCTTCACCATGTTTAACCACTTCAGTACGTCTATTCTTATTTGTAAACCCTTTTTCTATAGATTCAATTATGCTACTTTTTCCACTTCCTTTAGGTCCTTTGATAAGATTAATTTTGCTACAATCTAAGCCTAATTCTTCCAGCCCTAAAAAATTCTTAATGTTGAGCTTTTTAATTTTACTCATTTTTAAATTTCCTCCTTTATTTTTATACCTCTTCACCTCCTTGTAACTAAATCAACTAACTGTTATCGCAGTGGCCATACATTTTATTTTGGTGTGGCTCTTATCTTCGCCTACTCCCGCTCTAATTAGTTCATTTAGTTACAAGGATTTTAGTACTAATTTCAATATTCCCGCATATACATAAACTAGAGAAGTATATGCATTTTTGCTGTAGTAAAATTTTTTAAAAAGGCTTTTCAGCCTTAATTGTCTATGGTTATTCTTTTTCCAAACCTTCTATAATTTTTTCTATAACCTCTGGAGGATACATTTCTGACAGAATCTTGGCATAAGCAGCACAAGCTTTTCTTTCTACTTCTTCTATTGTTGTATCTTCTGGGATTTTAATAGTTACTTTTTTAATTTCTGTACCTTTTGCCATGAATTTTGTTACCTCTCTTCTAGTTTTTTTATAATTTCTTCTATAACCTCTGGAGGATGTTTTTTAACTAAGGCTCTAGCTAATATTTTCATAGCTTCATCTTGTATTTCTTCCATTACTTTTGGGTCTTCTGGATAGTTCACTATAATTTTTTTAATTTTGGCCATAGTTCTCCTCCTCTCTTTACTTAGTTATTATTCATCTTATGAAAATCGTACCTATTTGTTAAAGTTATTTTATTTAGTGCTGTATTAGTAAAAGTTCTACATCTTGTGCACTTAATTTCTAGATTTAATTCTCCTTTTAATTTGTATTTAAATAACAATTTTTGGCATTTTGGACATCTAAACTCATTCATATTTTCTAATATTTCATTTTCCTCCTATTGGTTTAGTGCCCCTCATTTACCCCTTTATTTATAAATCTAAGTGATGTTTCCATACATCTGTTTTCTAAAGTTCTTACAGTGTCCTCTAACAGCTTTTTAGTAAATACTGCTGTAACATCTATACCTTTAAATTCTTTTTCTACAAGATCTAATATCTTATCTATTGTTTCTTCTCTTTTCTCTTGTGTAACAGTTACCTTTATATCTTCCATACTGTTACCTCCTATTTAGTACAAGCTATCTCGCTTTTAGTTTGTTTTTCTACAAACTTATTTATAAAATATATCTGGCCTTTCCCAGTAATTTTTGGAGTCTTACTTATACTTATATGCCCATCTGAATGTGTAATAGATGTTTCCTTAACTTCAAATAATCCTAAGTCCATACTATATTGAGTTGGCATATTATAATCTGTTCCTTTTCTTCTAATTAAGTATCCGTTTTCCCTTAACCAAGCAAATAATCTTTTAGCTCCTATATCTATACCATTTTGCTTAATTAATTTTGCTAAATCTCCTACTAGAATTGATGTATGTGCAACTGATACTGCATCTGCAAATAGTACTTTGGGTTTTTGCTTTTTCATTTGTTCCTGCAATAGTTTCTTTTCTTCACGTTCTTTTTTAAGTTCAGTTGCAACTTGAATTAATAAATCTGGGTTATCCAGCAATTCATCTTTTGCATACATACCGTATTTTCTTATGTTTGGTAATACTTCTGAAGTAACCCATCTCTTAAATTTTTTAGCTGCTGGTAGTTTTGAACTTAATACTAAACTATAAAGTCCACTTTCATTTATTATTGGTGTATTTTGATTTCTTCCCATGGAATCCTGAATTGGGACTTCATCCTTATCTTCATTATCTACTCTATCTTGTATTGCTTTTGTTGGTCTTTCATATCCTAAACATTTAGCTACATCTTTTCCTACAAACCAAATTTCATTTTTCTTTTTTATTGTTCTTACTGATCCAAATTCTTGGTTTTAAAAATCTGTAAGTTACTCACCCTACATCCTCCCTTTTACTAATGTAATTTTTAAAGAACTACATAAACTATTATTAAGCAGTATTAGAAAAAGTTTTGTTTGTGTTAACTGTTTCTGTAAAAAAAATTTCATCTACACTTTTTTTAAAATAATCTGCTATTTTTTTAGCTTCTGTAAGATTGAACTCACGTTTTCCAAGTTCTTTTCTATTGTAAGTTTGTATTGATGTATCAATTAATTCAGCCATATCTTGCTGTGTTAAATTATTTTGTGCTCTTAATCCTTTGAGAATTTGAGTACTAGCCATACAATCACCTCCTTTGTTTTATTCGCGTTAACTTTATACTCTTATTATAATTAACACAAACGAAACTGTCAATACTTATTTTAAACATTTTTATAAAAATTATACCTTTGCTGTTAACTTTGTTTCTATTAGTGTTAATTTGTTTTAAAATTATAGTAATGAAAGAGGTGTTTAAATATGTCTTCTACATTTGGCAAAAGATTTAAAATGCTAAGATTAGAAAAGGGTTTAAATCAACAAGAACTAATAGATGACTTTAATAAAAAATATCATTATGGTTTTACTAAATCCGCTGTCTCCCAATATGAAAATGATAAACGAATACCAGAAATAGGGGCCTTAAATGCTTTTGCTAATTATTTTAATGTATCAATAGATTTTTTATTAGGGAAATCAGACATTAGAAATATGGATAATACAGAAGTCCCATCATTAACTAAAAAAGATGAAAAAGAAATAGAAAAAATATTAAATGAAACAAAAGAAAAATTAGGGAATGCAGAAGGATTGATGCTAAATGGTGAACTCGCTACACCAGAAGCCATACAAAGTATATTAGATGCTATGAAAGTTGGCATGGAAATAGCCAAAGAAAGAAATAAAAAATATACTCCTAATAAATATAAGAAAAATAAATAACTCCTGAATAATAGGACTAATGGTCAAATCATGGGAGGTATATGTATTGAATAAAATTATAAAAAATCAAGTTAGTAACCTTATAAAAAAATACAATACAAATAATGCTTTTGAAATAGCTGATGAACTAGGAATTATAGTTATAAAAAAGCCATTAGATAATAATATTAATGGCTTTTACCAATACTTTAAAAGAAATAGGATAATTTATATTAATAGTAACTTAGATGAGCATAATCAGCTTATTGTTGCATCACATGAATTAGGACATGCCATTTTACATAGCAAACTTAATATAGTTTTTTTAGAAGAAAACACTTTCTGTGTTAAAAATAGATATGAAAAAGAAGCTAATATGTTCGCTATTGAACTCTTACTCCAAGATAAAGCTTTAAATCAATATCTGGGATATACATTAGACCAAATTGCTGTTATTGAAAATATTCCATTAGAACTTCTCAAACTTAAATTTAAAGTTTGATTATTTTTTAACCATGTCAGAAATATTTTCTATTTATGTATAATGTTGAAATAAGTCTAATTATGTAATATTCGACCATTAAGAGAGCCTTTGAGCACCTGTCCATTAAAATAAATTTACTTATTTATCGAAATTAGATTTAATATGTAATTTATGGTATTATATACTATATACTGTTTACAAGGAGGTTTATATATGAAAAAACCATTTTATACTGAGGAAGGACTTTTATTAATGCTTGCAATCCTTTCTATATTTTTTCAGCCATTATCAATACTATGCGTTATTATAATTATAATGAAAATTCATTATAATAAAAAATGGAAAAACAATTGGAGGAAACTACTAATAACAAAATTAAAGATGCGCAAAATAAATTAAATGAATTAGATAATAAAATTCTAGACAAGCAAGCTGAAGACAATTCATTAAATTTAAAACTTGAAACAATTCAGTCTAAGCTTAAAGACACAAATATGATTATTAATAAAAAAGAGGATAAAATCAAACAATATGAAGAACAATTTAATATTATGAAAAATTTCAAATCATATAAAGATTTAGAAAAAGAATTAACTACTTATGAAGTAGGTGTATTTAAAAAACAATATGACTTTGAAATATCAGAAGAATACAGTGTAAAACTTAAAGAGATTCAAAAAAGCAAGCTGATTACATTAAAGATGGGAATGCAATAATAATAAATTTAAGTGAGTTTATTGAAACATTAGAATTAAACAAATCAACTCGAAATAAATTTGTTAACTCTATTAGTAAACTTGTATTAAGAGCATTTAATAATGAATGTGATGCAGCTCTTTCAAAAATAAATAGTAACAATATAACTAATATAAGAAAGCGTATAGAATCTTCTTTTAATCAAATAAACAAACTTTCATCATTATTTGCAGTATCTATACATAGCGATTACTTAAAACTTAAAATAGAAGAGCTTCAGCTAGCATTTGAATATGAAGTTAAAAAACAAGAAGAAAAAGAAGAACAAAAAGCACTTAAAGAACATATGCGTGAAGAAGCTAAAGTTCTAAAAGAAATTGAAATAGCTAAGAAAAAATTGAAAAAGAAGAAACTCATTTTACCAACGCTCTTTCTGATATTAAAAATAAACTTAAAAATGCTAATGATACTGAAAAAGAAAATTTACTAAAAAAACTTGAAGAATTAG